GCTCCTTACGTTAGTGTAAATCGGAAAAGAGGAACAGATAACCAAACTGTTTCAAATGTTTTGCTTGCCGCACCTAGTTGGGAGTCAACAGATAGATTAAATGGCATCGCTTATCTGGGCATTCGATTAGAGTTCAATCAGGATGTATTTAGCTCGATTCCGCAGATCAATGCGATTGTGAATGGCAGAAAGGTATATGATCCGCGAACAAGCACAACGGCATATTCCAATAACCCTGCACTGTGCCTAAGAGACTACCTGACAAACGAAAGATACGGTAAAGGATTGGCCTCATCGCTGATTGATGACGACTCAATCTCAGATGCGGCGGATGCTTGTGACACGCTCAACGAGACTTATACTGGGTCAGGCACAAATATTAAGCGGTTCACATCCAATCTAGTGCTGAACACAGGTAACACGATCTTTACGAACGTGAAGATACTTCTGGCCGCAATGCAGGGCATGATGCCTTATCAGAACGGCACATACCGCATCGTGATTGAGGATGACTACGACAGCACGTTCGACTTTACGACTGACAATATCATCTCTGGATTCAAGATTGCTGGTGTCGATAAGACCAAGAAGTACAACAAAGTGACTGCCAAGTTCGTTAATCCAGACGCAAACTGGCAAGCAGATGCGGTGATCTGGCCTGAAGCTGATTCAGCGGATTACGCTACGTTCCTGTCAGAAGATAACAATATCCCGCTAGAGACTGAGATTAACCTGAACGCCACTACAAGCTACTACCAAGCTCGCAATATCGCCAAGACAGCCTGTTTAGCATCTCGTAAGGCTGGGCTAAGTGTTTCGTTCGTAGCGACTCCTGATGCGCTTAAATGCTCTGTTGGCGACATCGTTACAGTGACTCATCCGACTCCTGCATGGGACGGCAAGGAATTTAGGGTTCTGGCACTCAGCATCAACTACGATGCGACAGTCAATGTCAGCCTCGCAGAGCATAACGCCACAATCTATCCTTGGATTGAGGACAAGGAAGAACCAGAGTCATTCGCCTCTAACTTGCCTGATCCGCTGACGGTAGCCAATCCATCGGTCACGGTCACGGATGAGCTACGTTCATTCAGTGAAGAAGTTATCACGGCTCTGATCGCTGATCTGGACTCTGGAGACTCATTCGCAGAACGCTTTGAGGTTCAGGCTCGCAAGACAGGCGAAACAGAATGGACGAACATGGGTCAGGCTGGCGGTACGCGATTTGTCCTGTTGAACGTAGAGGATGGCGCAACATACTCAGTCAGAGGCCGTGTCATCAACTCACTAGGCGTTCGCTCTGCATGGACAACTGTATCGCATGAGGTAGTCGGTAAGACTGCAACACCATCGGATGTGACAGGACTGACAGGTAACCTGATCGGAAATCAATACTTACTCACATGGTCGCCTATCCCTGATCTTGATCTATCGTACTATCGGGTTCGTTACACGCCAGAAATCGGTGAATCGGTGACCTATGAGCTATCGACTTCATTAGTTCCTAAAGTATCGCGTCCGGCAACGTCTGTATTTGTCCCTGCGCGGAACGGAACGTATTTCGTCAAGGCGGTAGATAAGCTCGGCTTGGCATCGCAGAATCCTGCAACAATCATCCTTAACAGCAATATCGATGAATTGGATAACTTCACTGGCATCCAGACCATCACAGAGCATCCGGATTTCAATGGTACGTTCGATGACGTAGTGGAGCTGGATGACGAGGACTTACTGATTCTGAATACATCGCTCGATTTCGATGATGTATTAGGTGATTTCGATGACGCTCTTGGTCTATTCGATGGCGGTTCAGCTAATGTAGACGCATTTGGTTATTACTATTTCGACAATAGCGTTGATCTAGGTGCAGTGTTCTTGGCTCGTATTACAGCGACGATCAAGGCAACTCGTAGGGATTACGTCAACCAATTTGATTCAGCGGCAGGACTTTTTGATAGTCGTGCTGGCTTCTTTGATGGTGATGTGAACGCATTTGACGACACTGATGTGGCCTTGGAACTGAGATACACAGAGGATGATCCAGCAGGAACGCCAACATGGTCTGATTGGCAGTTATTCCAAGTCACTGACATTAAGGCCAGAGGCGTAGAATTTAGAGCTAAATTATCCACAACAGATACTCAAGCGACTCCTGTTGTTAGCTTCTTATCTGTACAGCTTGATATGGGCGACAGAACGGAAGCCGGAGATGATGTGGTTTCTGGGGCAGGATCGAAAGCAATCACATTCAATCGAGCATTTCAGGCGACTCCTGCAATCGGCATTGGCGCACAAGACCTACAAACAGGTGACTATTATGTGCTATCGTCAAAAAGCCGTTCAGGGTTTACAATTACATTCTATGACAGCACCGATACAGCCGTCAGTCGAACATTCGACTATGTGGCGAGGGGCTACGGACGAGAGGTGACCTAGTGGCACAGCATGATTACGACATAGCCAACCAAGGCTTCCCGACATTCAGGGCTGATCTGAATGACGCTCTGGGTTCTGTGGCTACCAATAACTCTGGTGCAACAGAGCCAAGTACCACATACGCTTATCAGTGGTGGTATGACACAGCAAACGACATTCTGAAGATTCGCAACGCTGACAACGATGCTTGGATTAGCTTTGCATCATTCGATCAGGCAACCGACAAATGGTCTGCACTGGTTGAAGGAATCACACTGAACGGCACAGCGATCACTGCGACAGGCACAGAGCTAAACTACGTTGATGGCGTAACATCAGCGATTCAGACTCAGCTTGATGCTAAAATTGACGAAACATCAGCAACAGGGTCAGCCGCATTACCATCAGGAACGACTGCACAGCGCGATGGCTCGCCTCAAGCGGGTTACATCCGATTCAACTCTGATGATGGCGGATTTGAAGGTTACGATGGCTCTGCATGGGGTGAAATCGGTGGTGGCGGTGGTGCTACTGGCGGTGGATCAGATCAGATTTTCTATGAGAATGGACAGACTGTGACGACTAACTACGAACTGACAGCGAATACTAACGCGATGACTGTTGGTCCTGTCACAGTAAATGATGGGGTCGTAGTGACCATTCCAGATGGCTCAAGGTATGTGGTGATTTAGATGGCGATTACATTAGACGGCACTAATGGTGTCAGCGGTCCAATTAACGTAACAACTGATTCAGTCAAACTGGATGGGAATTATCCGGTTGGTACAAACAACGTGGCGTTGGGTGATCAAGCTCTTGATGACGGTTCGTTGAGTGGTGGCAATAATACTGCAATTGGTACTTCTGCACTTACAGTTAATACTTCAGGTGATGACAACGTAGCCGTTGGCTATCGTGCAATGGAAGATAACAGCACAGGAATAGATAATACAGCAGTGGGTTCGGTTGCTCTCACTAACAATACTACTGGCTCAAACAATACTGTTATGGGTAATCTTGCCTTAGCAGACAACACAACAGGCAATCAAAACACAGCATTAGGCAGAGCCGCACTTATCTCCAATACCACAGCCTCTAACAATACTTCTGTTGGTTATCATTCATCATACCAAAATACCACAGGTACAAATAATACTGCGGTTGGTTGGTCGGCACTTAATGCAAACACCACAGCATCCAACAACACTGCCGTTGGAACGTCCGCACTCACCGCAAACACCACAGGTACAGGTAATTGCGCTTTTGGTCAGGCTACTTTAGATGCTAATACATCAGGAAGTGCTAACACTGCTCTTGGAAAAGAAGCATTAACAACAAACACAACAGGTTACAACAACGTGGCTGTTGGATATTTTGCATCTAAACAAAATACAACTGGCGCATTAAATGTTTCAGTCGGTCTGCAAGCAATGGAGCAAAACACTACGGCTTCTGGCGGTACTGCTATGGGTTATCAAGCAATGCAAGCCAATACTACGGGCGCAAGTAACGTAGCTATTGGTTATACAGCATTAAAAGATAACACAGCAGGAAATAACAACGTTTGTCTTGGATATGGTGCGGGGACTTATAACGCAGGGATTCAAGGCAGTCAAAATGTAATGATCGGCACAAACTCAGGCGTAAACGGTACAGGCGATACTTATTGCATTGTTGTTGGTACGTTAAACACTGTTGGTAAAGGATCAACCACAGGATTCATCAATCCAAATGGTGGTGGAGTCTATCAAGGCAACAACTCATCGTCTTGGTCAACAACGTCAGATGAGCGTCTGAAAAAGAACATCGTTGATAACACTGATGGTCTGGACAAGATCAACTCCATTCAGGTTCGCAACTTTGAATACCGTACTGAAGATGAAATCACAGAACTTGATTCATCAAATGTCATTGAGATTGAAGGCACTCAGCTAGGTGTGATCGCTCAAGAGATTCAGCAAGTCTGTCCAGAGATGGTCAAAGAAGAATCAACAGGCGTCTTATCTGTCGATACAGATAATCTAATTTGGTATTTAATCAACGCTGTTAAGGAATTATCAGCCAAAGTTGAAGCATTGGAGAATCAGTAATGGAAGATCAAATCACAGCAGAACAAATCGCACAGCACTACTCAGCCGCTATGGACTCTGTGAATCTTCTGAACGCAGGACAGCCAGACGACATGAGCGATGATGACTGGGCTGATTGTGTTGAGCGAAACAAGGAACACTTACGGATCATGTTGGCAAAAGACTTCTGGACGAATGAAGATTTAACGCCACTAAGCGAGGCACTCAATGTCTAAGGTAGCAATCCAAGGCAACGCATCGGGAAGCGGCACGTTCACCATTGCCGCACCCAACAGCAACACAGACCGCACACTGACTCTGCCAGATGAGGCGGGGACGGTGTTGACGAGTGGAGGTGCTATTGACGTAGATGCTTCTGCACCTGCTGACTCACTGGCGATTGATGCTAGTGGTAACGTAGGGATTGGGGCAACGAGTCCTAATGGCGTGTTGACTCTTGATAGAAGCACCAACACCAACGCCGATACTATGTATATTTTGCGTGGAAGTGGAAACTCTTTACCCGCATCTATTGATACACAGACAGCACTATTGGTTCAGAACAGATCGGACACTTTTTCCACAAACATTTCGATCATTGCAGACGATGTGGGAGCTTCTACTATAAATTTTGGCGATCAGTCAGACGAAAATGCAGGTGGCATCAATTATCTGCACGATGTTGATGCAATGCGATTCAAAACGAATGGCAACACAGAACGTATGCGAATCACCTCTAGTGGTCAAATTCTTATCAACACAACTTCAGAACCTTCTGCCCCCGGAGATGATGGGATTTCCTTAGCAGATACGCAGGGCAGAGCGTTTTTTGCAAGGAGTGGGGCGGGCACTGGAGGCACAGTAGTTGTAGCTTATGGTAGTCTTGGAGAATGTCAAATACGAGGTGACGGTGACCTAAATAATACCAATGGAAGTTATGGAACAATATCGGATGCCCGTGAAAAAGAAAATATCGTTAATGCTAATTCTCAGTGGGATGATGTCAAAGCACTGCAAATTAAAAACTATAATCTAATTGGTTTTCCAGATCGCACACTTCTAGGTGTTGTTGCTCAGGATTTGGAAGCATCTGGAATGTCTGGACTGGTAGTGGATTCTGAAGAAGAATACTGGGCAGAAGGTGATGATTTACCTGAAGGTGTTTCTGTCGGTGACGTTAAAAAAGAATCACGCAAAACAGTAAAGCAATCCATCCTGTACATGAAGGCATTGAAGGCACTGCAAGAAGCGATGGAACGTATTGAAACATTGGAAGCCAAAGTGACAGCATTGGAGGCTAACTAATGAGCCAACTCAACGTAGATACAATCAAAAAAGCTGACGGCACAGGCAACCTCAGTGTCCCTGCTGAGACAGGTACGGTGGTGACCACTGCATCTCCATCGTTGGGGCGCAGGAACATCATCATCAACGGTTCAGCCGCTGTGAATCAAAGAGGAGATAGCACTGGTGTCACCTCAAACGGATATTATGCTTGCGATAGATTTAGATCATTAATTTCTGGACTAGGAACATGGAGCATTAGCCAGTCTACTGATGCGCCAGACGGATTTGGATCATCTCTTAAATGGGATTGCACAACTGCTGACGCATCTCCATCTGCATCTGACTATGCTTACATTATGTACCGGATAGAAGGTCAGGATTTACAGCATCTAAAATTTGGCACATCTGACGCGCAATCATTAACTTTATCTTTTTGGGTTAAGTGTAATAAAACTGGCACAGGCAGACTGCATTTTTCTGAGCCAGATTCTTCTTACAGAAGCATTGGGTCAAGCTACACCATTGATACTGCTGATACTTGGGAGCATAAAACTGTAACCATTGTGGGTGACACATCTGGAACAATTAACAACGACAATGGCGTTGGCTTTGAAGTAATGTGGTGGCTAGACTCAGGAACAGATTATAGTTCTGGAGCAATGCCAACTGCTTGGGAGGCAGAATCAAACCCTGATAAAAACGCAGGTGGAACATTAGCGTTGGGTGATTCTACGGATAACGAGTTCTACATCACCGGAGTCCAACTAGAAGTCGGCTCTGTTGCGAGTACCTATGAGCATATTTCATACGGGGAGGAGCTTGCGTTATGTCAGAGGTATTTTTTTGGTCCTGTTGGTAAAGGATTATTTGGAGTAGGTAGAACAACAAATGCTTCTACCATGTGGTCTATACAGTATCCAGTACAAATGAGAGCTAATCCTACTCCTTATTTAACAAGCACTACATTGACAATTGCTGAACCAAATCAGGCTAATTTTAACATTACAAGTGCAACTATTGCGGCGGCTTATATGGGTAAAACTAGTTCAGCTTTTTATGTAAATGGAACTATGACCGTCAGTGTCGGTGATAATTTATTCCTTACCGATGATTATCTTGAGTTTGATACGGAGCTATAAATGGACGGGATGAATATAACTTTTGCTCAATATTACGAGTCTAATGGTGAACGCCTTAGTATTTCTGCAACCATTGATGGAAAACAATGTTCAGTACCATTCGACTCCGACAACCGCCACTACGCAGAAATCATGCGTCAGGTTGAGGCGGGTGAGCTAACCATACAGGATGCGGATGACTGATGGACAAGCGCACCGTGCAGTCAGCTCACGCCCGTATCGATAATTTGGAGAAGGAAGTGGTTGCGATCAAAACTGAGGTCAAGATTCAGTTTAAGGACTTGTTCGGTCGCGTGAAACGTCTTGAAACAATCATGATAGCCGCTACTGGCTCTATCATCATGATGCTCATTGCCGTCCTTTCTAAGATGCCCTAGCTATGATCTTTGAAGCCATAGCCGCAATTAAGATCGCTAATGAGGCTATCGGCGCGATCAAGGAGTTTGCCGGTCACGTTTCATCAGTCGGTGAAATGGGCAAAGACCTAACCAAACTAGCAGACGCTCAAGATGAGTTAGAGAAGGCCGCGAAAGACGGTGATATGGAGGCGTTCTGGGCGTTAGAGGACATCAAACGACATAATGAAGAAATAAAACGCCAGTTTATTTATGCCGGACGAGCCGGACTTTACGAAGATTACTGCAAGTTTATCGCTAACAGAAAGCAACTACGCGAAAACGAGAAGAAACGTGAAGAAGCTAAGAAATTGGCTAAGAAAAAAGCCATACAGAATGGATTCCTGTATGTGGCTATTGGCATTGCTGTTGTCGGTGTTGTGGGCGGGGCTGTGGCCTTTATCTATTGGCTTATTACTCTTAGAGGCAAGTGATGGCATGGCTCTTGGTAGGTATCTTGGTCAATGATGGCGTGATTTTTACTAAGGCTCTTGGAATCTATCCAAGCATGGATCACTGCTTTGAGGTGCGTGAATACGTCATGCAACAGGCAATACAGCCGAAACTAAACTATGAAACGGTCTGCATCCAGACCAATGCACTGAATCAACTATGAGGTAACGCCATGAGCATGATTCAAGACATTATCCGGCTACCGATGGGTCTGCTAGGCGTTTCCGCCAATCACTACGATGGACTGTCGCACGTTCACAAGTTCGGTGCTGTTCCGGCGATGTCGCAGAACAATACAGGGACGATTTGGGACGTAAATGACACAACCTATCCTTGGTCAGCATTCTCGTCAGCAACCACATTGACTGTGGATCGAGCATCGGCATCAGATGCAGATAAGCAAGTTCTGATCGCTGGGCTTGATAGTGCCTACAACGAGATTACCGAAACAGTCACGCTGAGTTCCGCTACCGGAAACGCAACTACCAAGTCATTTATTCGCGTTTATCGTGCCTATATGACTAATGGATCAGCAACGAACGTAGGGAATGTCACTGTAAAGGCTTCTACGACTGTTGTAGCGCAGATCACGGCTGGGAAAGGGCAAACCCTTATGGCGATCTATACCGTCCCTTCTGGGTACTCTGCGTACATCCTCAAGGGTGCGGCTACCTGTCAGGATGGTGCTGATGCGACTGGCGATATGTTTGTACGCTATTTCGGTGAATCAGCATTTCGCGTAGGGCATTCTTTCGAGGTCTGTGGTGATGGCGGCGAGTATATGTATGAGTTCGGTATTCCCTTACGCATACCTGAAAAGTCTGACATTGATATTAGAGCATCAGTGCGTTCTAACAATGCTCGTCTGACTGCCGCATTTGATATGTTGCTGGAGAGAGACTGATGCCACTGACAACCAAAGGCAAGAAGATCAAGAAGGCTCTGAGCAAGGAATATGGAGCCAAGAAAGGCGAATCCATCTTCTATGCGATGAAAAACGCAGGAAAAGTTACGGGCGTTGAACAAAAAAGGCGAAAATGAGCGACTTGTTCATCAGTCCTTTTCATCCCGCCTATCGGAAGCCAGACGTTGTGTCTCCGGTTACTCCGGCTCAAATGAACTCAAAGGAACATCCATATATCGATTGGCAGAAGCAGTCGAGTCAATACAAAATAGAATCAATGACTTACAATTATATGGGCAGGATTATCATAGCGTCAGGGAATACACTGGAGGTACTGGCATGACGGAGCTAGAAAAATATGACACGAACGGGAATGGGGTTCTTGATCCGGATGAACTTGCTCTTATTGAACTTGAGGATCGCCGTCGTAAGATGGAAGATGAGGATGCACAGCGTGACTCTATCAGGAAGATGGCGTGGTTCGCGCTATTTGGCCTACTGCTGTATCCCTTTGGTATTTTTCTATGTGATCTGTTCGGACTTGCTACGGCGGCGGGATTGATCGCTGACATCGCTCCGACATATTTC